TTAAATTTGCAACAGTAGGAAAAAGAATGAAAGTAGATGAAAATTCAACAGTTATAGTTAAAGAAATGCCAATGCCAAAACCTAATGATGCTGTACGTGTAGAAGAAATTCGTGATTATACATACATTAAAAATATGAATAAAAGAAATAAATAAAAAATATGAGAGCTAAATTAATTAAAGAAAATTTTTTATTTGAAGAAAATGATACTGAACAAGTAATTGTCACTGTTCGTAAAGGCTCAGGAAAAAACTTAAAAAAATTAATTGAATACATGAAAGATATTGGTAACCCTGGACATAGTTTTGGGATTATCGTTGATCCCGAGCGTGGTGAATATAAAAAGAATTTTTATTGGGATGGCGATGGCTCAGATTATATTGAATCTGTTACAATAAAATAAACGTTATAATGACTAAACAAGATTTTATATCATTAGTTGATAATGAAATAACAGCAAGTTGTGCAATTCCGTTTTCACTTCCTGAAGTTGAAGTTGAAAGAATCATAGGTATTGAAAAGGAGTGGATGTATCGTGAGTATAGAGATGCTGTGCAAGATGCTTGGTATGTTTTAGACAAAAAGTATTATCATACACAAGAATGGAAAGATACAAGAACATTTCAATTGCCTCCATGTGTTATGGCTGTTAAATATGTCTATGAAATGACATCTGGGCAAAGAGTGTTTGGGATTCATGACCCCGATTTAACATTTGATAGATTAATGGCAGCTGATCTTTATTTAACGCCTTTATCATCTGATCAAATAACATATCGTACAGTACAATGGAGTTTCTGGGATTTAGCTCGACAATATAACCTTAAAGACATTAATCATCATTTTAATATTAATACAAAACGATTAATCATAACTGGACGTGATCCAGTAGAATCATTATGGGTTACAACTCTTAATCAAATTCCCGAAGAAGATTTATACGATGATCCTCTTTTTCTTAAATGGGTTATTGCAAAATGTAAAATCCAATTAGCAAGAATACTGGGAACATTTAATATGACGTTAATTGGTGGTGTTCAAATTAATTACAATGATATTAGAGCTGAAGGTAAAGAAGAATTAACTGAACTTACAGAAAAAATCAAAACTGATAGTACAGCCGATTGGTTTATGATCATTAACTAAATATAATGAATATGTAATGCTTATTCCTATAAATAAATTATTTGAATCATTTGGCAATGAATATTACCCTCGATTAAAAGAAGATGTCGCCGATATTGCAAAAGAACGTATGTTTTATATTCCTCAAGAGTTTTCAGATTTTGAGAAAAAATATGCTAAACAACAAGTATTAAATATTAAAAAAGATCAAGTTGATAGAGATGTAATTATTTCAACTAAATCATTTAAAAAAGGAATTATAAAAAATCCTTCGAGTCTTCGACATATTTGTAAAAATGCAAGGGGACTAATTGATCCTCAAGGAAATTTATATCTTTTTATTAATGATGAAGCTACTCATTTTAGTTTAATTCAAGAACTTTCAGATGCTGGATACATAGAATTTCAAGATTTTTGGTGGATGAATATTCCGAAAAAATTTGTTACAATTGAAAGAATTTGGGAGGAAAATGAATTTGCTTTAGGAGAATCAAATTCTATATTAGATAGCGATTATAATTTTGAAGGTGGTGGGTATAAAATAAAATATAAGATGCCAAATATCGAAGAAGCACGTAAAGCATATGTTCTATTTATTAAAGCGGCAGAAAAAGTTAACCCCCAGTATAAATTTTATCCATATTTATGGGATGAATTGATTAGGGCAAAAAATAAAACATCTAAAGTTAATGAAGGAAATAGCGTTATGGCTAAATTTTATCAAGATCGTTTTGGTATTATGCCTTCCGATAAACCTGTTGAATTACGTTCTAATTATAAAATAGTTACAAAAGTTCCTTCTTGGAATAGTAAATTGCCAAAAACGCCTATAATTATTAACCCGCCTTCTTTGGACGGATTTGATAATAAGGTTCGTGCAATAGCAGACAAAGACGGAAATTTATATGTTGCAATGTATAATATGCCTTTTAATCATGGTTTAATGGCTAATGCTTTAATCGATGCTAAAGTAATTAATACAGATTACTATAATAAATATGCATCTCAAATAGCAAATGTCGGAGGCGTATATGAAGATCAAGAAAACTTCTTATTACTTAATCGTTTTTATGATGAATATGTTTTTGTTGCAAGTGATACGTTTGAGAATTTTGGGCCTTCAACAGAAAAATTAATACAAACTCTTAAGAAGAAAAATCCTCAGTTTAAATATCGTTTTAGCTATGAAGATTTCGGAGAAATAGATGAAAGTCAAAAATTATTTGAAAATCCCGATGTAGTTAATTATCCTATGTATTATGATGGAAATTTTACACATTTTAGAAAGTTTATCTGGGCAGATGGTGAAAATTATGCATTTGGGGTATTTGACGGAAAATTATATATTTCCGAAAAAGGAAATACACATTTTAACATTGTGATTAAAAATCCTGAAAATAATATAGTCTATAACATAGAAAGAAATTCTTTTAAATACCCTGGAAGAATTTGGAAAGACAAAAAACTTATATCGTTTTGGACATACCCAGATGCCCAAACTTTTAAAAAAATTATTGACGAATTGTCTAAAAAATTAGATGTTAATATTATGGGTGATCCTGAATGGTTAGTAGAAATAATCAGGAAAAAAGATACAGGAGAAATACAAAAAGGCGAAATGATGCATAATTCAGAATTTGGCGAATGGGATTTTATGTATACTGATAATAGCGATAAATTTAAAATATCGCATATCCACCCTAAAGATTATATTGGAAGTGAAGACGTTCCTGAGGAAGATCGGGCAAAAGAACACATCCTATCACCACTTCTTAAGAAAAAACGAAAAGTACCACCTGGCTGGGGATCAAACAGTGATCGCTATAGAAGAAAAAGACAATGGCAAATGGCCAGAGTTGGGGATGAAAGTATTCAAGAACCTCATTATCCAAGATTATTTGAACGTAAATAAATTAAAGGGAGTAACGACTCCCTTTTGTTTTCTAAAGAATATATAAATAAAAAATAAATGATACGTGATATTTATATTCGTGATCCCGAGGATCCTAACTTTCAATATGGCGTTCTAGAACATCGTGATGCTATAGAATCGATCATTAGTAAGATTAAAGTAATAATGAGTACACATCCCGGAGAAGTATTAGGAGATATCGCGTTTGGTGTAGGAATAGATGATCTTGTGTTTGAATCTCGTATAAACAAAAATCAATTGGAAGAAAAAATTAAAGATCAAATAAATAGATACATTAATGAAACAAAGGATTATGACATTCGTCCAGTTGTTTCATTTGGAAAAGCCGAAAATTATGATTATGCTATTATTGATTTTTTTATAAATGATCAAAGAGCTATCGGGTTACTTATAAAATAAATAAAAATATGGAAATATTTACAACAACAAGAATAAAATTTTCAGAACTTTATGAAGATGCTTTAGCCTTCATTAAAAAGACATACGGGGAATTAGGCCAATATTTTACAATGGCTTCTCCGATGGGACAATTACTTCAAGTCATACTTCATTACGGAAGAATGATTTTATTTTATATCGAAGATTCCATAACAGAATTAAATCTTAAAACAGCAACTCGACCTCAAAGTATAAAAGGATTAGCAAGTTTAACGGGACATAATCCATCAAGAGCCATGGCTGCTCGTGGAACTTTAAAATTTTCCTTCTCTGGCCGAAAACTTCCTACAGATACAACAATGTTAATTATTCCTAATTATACGACATTAGTTAATAATCAAAATGGTTTAACATATACAATAATATTACCTGGTGAAGAAGCATTATATAATTTAGAAAGCATAACAAATACGTTAGAAGTTAATGTTGTACAAGGAAAAATAGAATATCAGCAAGCGACTGGTTCAGGAGATCCCTTGCAATCGTTTAACTTTCAAAATAAAAAGGGTGCTAGCATAGACAATTATTACATTAGCATTTTTGTAAATGGTGAAAAATGGGAAATTGTAAATTCTATTTTAGATATGGGATTCAATGAAAAATCAGTAATGGTTAAAACTGGACAAACGGGTGGCATAGATGTATTCTTTGGGAATGGATACAATGGTGCAATACCCGGTTTAGGATCAACAATATTAGTTGAATATTTAATTACTGATGGCCCTGCCGGTAATCTAAATGCAATGGAAAATAACGCAAAAGAAAATTGGAAATTTACTACATCGGGATATTCACCTAAAGGTGATAAAATGGATTTAAACAAATACATAACTGTAACAATCAAAAACCAATTAATGTTTGGAACTAGTGATGAACCTTTATATCTTACTCGACTATTAGCACCTCATGCATCAAGAAGTTTTGTTCTTGCTAATGCAAACAATTACATATATTTCTTAAGAAAATTAAATATCTTTTCTGTTATAGATGCTATACCAGGATTTCAGACATATGATGATCAATATGTGTTAGACAAGTATAATCAAGCAAAAACAATATATGAAGATCTTAATCTTGAATATCGAAAATTGCTTGCTACATACGGTGCAAATTCTGAAAAATCAATTGCTAAAAAAACAGAACTCAATAATGCCTATGATAATTTGATTAAATGGCAAGAAGAAATAAATTATCACCGTTTAGATGATAATACCGTATATTTATTTTTAATCCCCGATATTACAAAAAGATTAACCGGAGGCTATAACTATTACACTTGTCCCAAAGAGGCATTTGAATTATCAATTGATGAAAAATATGCAATATTAGATTTAATTGAACAAAGTGGGCAAAGAGTGTTAACAGTTGACAATGTAATATTAGATTTAAAATATCCTCGATTTACGTTAAACATGTCATTGATATTATGGGAAGGAAGCGTTTATGACACTGTTCGTCAAGATATAATTTCAAAGACATCTGAATACTTTTTAACTAATACACGAAGAGATAGAATACCTGCATCTGATCTTGTTAAAGTTATTGAAGATATAGATGGAGTAGACTCTGTTAATGTTTGGTTTGATGCAGATAAAAACAATAAAAATATATACGGTAATCATTACGGTATTGATGAATACGGAGACATAATTCTTGAAAGATATGTTATTGATGCATTTAGCAATAAAGTTCCAATTAAAGACGTTTATCCCTTGATTCGAGGAGGTTTTGAAAACGCCAATGGAACATATTACGAAGATAGCATAGTTAAAAATAAATTATCATCAATTAACATTCAAGTAAGAGGATATACATCAAAAGATATTAACTCTGAAAATAATGTTGTAGTTTTAAATAATTTATAAGATGAATACTGACGAAAGAAGAAAAAAATATACTGTAAGGCCTTCTTATCTTTATCAAGCAAAACATATGAATGATGTGTTTCTTAATCTTGGTTTTGGATATAAAGGAAAAATTTTAAAAAAGGGAACGTCACCCGAAATTTGGGCAAATCCTTTACAACATTCTTTATATGGTGCTCTCGAAAGTATGATATACAACTTAATAGAATATTCAAAATTGATAAAGAAATGGTTTAGTATTGCACACGATAAAAATACAACGAATATTTCATAATGAACATACAAAATTGGAAAATATTTGATAAAAAAGGTTCTAATCTTAATTGGATACCACTTTCAACTGTTAATTTAAAGATTGAATCGCCTACAGGGAAAAACGCCGAAGGATTTTTAATCGTAGATCCTTCAGGGTTTGTAGTGGATACAAAGATTACTAATGAAGGATATTTGTACGATAATAATGACGTATCAGTTTTTTATACATATGATTATGCTACTGGTGTATTTCCGTTAAGTTCTACCGAAGCCACAATAATAACAAGAGATATATCAATTTTTAATCCCGAGGGAATAACAACTAAATCTATAAGTGATATAAATGTTACATTAGATGCCTCATTTGTGTATCCTTCGGTTACATATGCTGCCGCAGTGTTTTTAGAACCAGTATCCCAAGGTTTAGTTGAAACAGAACACTTGAGCATATTAGAACAAGATGGTAGTTCATATATTCGTCCCTATGATGCCAGTAATTATATTTTAATTATGGAATTAGTAGGTGAAGAAGATGAAATTCAGTTTTTTGATGTTAATGAATGGACAAATGAAATTACATGGACAAATGTTATTGCCTTTGACATTAGTACTTATGCACCTAATGTGCCCTTACAAGTAAATATAGGATTCAAATCAGACGTTGAAGGTGTCTTTGAAAGAATATTAAGAATGTATCATCTTGTTGATGACACATTATATATTATAGCTGATATTGTTGTTAACGCAGAATCGATTGGAGAAGATGAAAGACATCGAACATTATTAGGAAATTTTGGATTGCCTGACCCAAAAGATATTCTACAATTATTTAAAGAATCGGATATTAACGAAGATTACCCCGATTGGAAGTTACTTAATCAAAAATCAAAACATATGATACTTGAGCATGATAAAATCATGCCATACGTAGGAACATATAAGGCGTTAATAAATGCTGTTAAATGGTTAGGTTATGATGATATTTATTTTCGCGAATGGTTTTTAGACGTAAAAGATATACATAGAAAGACAAGATTATCTTTTTTAGTTTCATACAGTGCACCTGATGTATTTGATTACATTACAGGCAAAAAGGTTTTAGGCAGAACTCAAACTATTCAGATGTTTGACCCTAGACAACGACAAACTCTTAAAAAGCTTAATCAGTTATCAATGTTTTATTGTATAACAAGAGAAACGGGCTTTTTAGACGATTATGGAACACCTTTAACTGAAAATTGTTATGCGTATAATTTAAAAGAGGTTTTTGTTAAATTAAATGCCCTTAAAAAGTGGCTTGAAAAATACATTATAGGTGTTAATTGTCGTATTATTGATATAACAGGAGAAGGCGTATATTTTGAAAGAGTTAAAAATCTTGTTTATTCAACAGATAATATAGGATTTAATTATAATGTGCATCAACCTTTAACTCCTTATGCCTTAGATGTTAATTCTGAATTAGTACAAGGTGATGCAAGTATTCGTTTATCTATAAAAGAAATAAATGATTTAACTATAAAAAATTTAACATGTCGTTTTATTGACATGGCTCATTCTGCGTGGAATCCCAATACTCCAAACGTATATTATTCTTTACAAGATCCGTCTTATCTCGCTAATCCCAGCAATTACATGTTAGTTGGGGCAACTTTTGGATATCCTCTTGAACACGTAAATGAAATTTCATATCGTTTATCAGTTGAAAAAGATAACGCAGGTGTTATAGGTTCAACGCTTGTGACAAATCCTTTATTTATATATGAAAATGATATAAGATTTTATA